ACCAATAACCAATCATATAAGGGTCAATAGGTAACTCCTTTTCTTCAAAATTAATAGGGACTTTATAACCTTTTAATAATGCTTTCTTATTTTTTGATAATTTTAAATAATTATTCACTGAAATTTCAATAACATTATCATTTGTGTTTTGATTACTCAAAATTTCTCTATAAAAAATATAAGCTTCTTCTTCATTTTTTTTTTTAATATTGAAAGTAAATGTTTTTGTTTGAAATTGATTATTTTCAATCCATTGCACATTATAATTTGTGTTTTTGTTGTGATTATTTCTGCAAATTTTTGGAAATCCAGATGCTTTTAAGCATAATATATGTTCTTGATTTACTCTATACGTTTCTCCTTTTACAGGTATAATATCATACATTTTATCTCTTCCTCTTGCTAAAGATATTACTTTTCTGGATGTAGAATCATCGCCCATTAAAAAATCACCTTCTTTGATATTTTCTACTAATTTAATTGAACCATCTGACATTATAATAGGTGAGCCTTTAGCATGACATTTTCCTGAACCTAATCCGTGGTACAAAAGTAATCCACGATAAGGTGTATAAAGATTCATATAATCGCGGACAATTTTTTGATGTGTCAATAGAGAGAAATTTGTATTAGTTTTACCAATAACATCACAAGAAATATTTTCTTTATTTTCCATCAATTCTTGTCTATAAGGTTCAAAGAGTGAATTAATAAAATTAATAAAAATCTCTCTATTGTTCATATAATAACTTGAAGTTTTGATAATAATAGGAGGTTCCTTTCTTGGTAATCGTTTACGTAAATCAGTGTCGCCGATTTCGACAATAGTTTCAGGACCCAGTACAGCAATTCCTTTCTCTACTTTTCCAGTAATACGTGTCTTCTTTTTAGGCACCTTAATAGGTATGATTTGTTGAACATTTTTAGGTTTTAAAACAAATTCTTCACTTTCTTCGTCAAGTTCGCCAACTATGACCTGTTCCATTTCTTCGTCTTCTGGCTCAATAATAATGCGTTTTTTATTGGTAATTGGTCTAATTTTAGTAGTTGGTTCAGAAATAGGTATAGGTTCAGGAATACGTTTTTCTTCAGTAACTTCTAAAATAGGCTTCATTGTTACTTTTAGTTTTTTACTTTCTGCCAATTTTTTTAAAAGAGCTGCTCGGTCAAATTGTCCATCTGTTTTCATTTCAATAACAGGACCTTCTACCCCTTTTTCTTCTAAGACTACATCTTTTTCCTTTATTTTTCTAGGCGGTTTATTTCCTTTTATAACAACTGCAACACGTTCCCTATCTTCAATGTTTGGTTTTATCATTAATTTTTCTTTTAATGCGACTAAAGGATTCATTACTTATATAAATTATATATTTATTTTATATAAATTTTTAAATATCTTTCGTCACTTTATTCTTCCATTCCAATAACTTGTAATGCTTCATTACATGCTATTTGTTCTGCCTTGCGTTTAATCTTATGTTGCCCCTCTCCTAAAAAGATGAACGCCTTTCCATTTTCTGCTACATAATCTTGAATACCTTTAAAATTTTTATGATGTGTCATATTTACTGCATCTGTATAATTTACTTGATGGATGGGTTGTCCAAGACACAAATATACTCCCATTTTGTAACCCAACTCTTGATCATGTTCGATTTCTAAGTAATTCGGCGTGACCTTGAATGCTTTCTGTATTTTGACTTGCAAAATGTTTTTGTAATTGTCGTCATTTTGTATTAAAGCAACCCAGTCAATATGTTTTTCAAAAACGTTTTCAATAAATTTTTGTGCCATTTGGAACCCTGGTCCAGTAACAAACATGGTCTGGAACCAATTATCTTCATCTTTCACAACAACCTTATTAAAATCTAAAAACAATGCACCTATAAATGACTCGAATAAGCAGCCGAGTTTCTTTAAATTGGTACGAATTTTTTTTTCTTCAGCATGTTTCGACAAAATGAGCCATTTATATAGACCCATCTCGAGTGCAATTTTACCAATGGCTTCGTTTTTCACAATAGCTATTTTCTTTTCCGTCATAAAACCCTCATCGGCTTTAGGAAAACGTCTATACAGCAAATATTTAGTGACACATTCTAGCACACCATCACCTAGAAACTCAAGACGTTCATTAGATTTGCTACTCAATGGCATGCAATCAGGTGGTCTTTCGACAATGGTAATGTTTTGCTGAATATTTTCAAAAGTTGGCCGCTTGGTGTAAGAACGATGAACAAATGCGCGTTCATAAAGAGCCATATTATCGACTTCCGCTGGTATGCCATATCTAGAAAGAATACATTGAACTTCGCTTAATGTAATCTTAACATTGTCTGGATTATACGGGTTGAATATTAAACCTTCATCCGTCTTAATAATATCGTCGTCTCGTAGCAAATGTTGTTCTGTCATATATTATAAATATGGTGCGATGGCTTTAATCTGTTTTATAATAATAAAAATGAAAGAAACTTAGAGATTATAAGGAATGGTATATTATATATCCTATTATGGAAGAATGGAAATCAATCAATGAGTATCCAAATTATCATGTTAGTAATTTTGGAAATATTAGAAATAATAAAACAGGAAAAAGTTTGAAACTATGTATTAAAGGAGGATATTATCATATTGGATTAACAAATGAAATTGGTAAAAAAACTAAAAAGGTTCATCGTTTAGTAGCATTTTCTTTTATCGAAAATCCTGAAAAAAAATCAGATGTAAATCATAAAGATAAAAACAAATTAAATAACCATTTTACAAATTTAGAATGGATGACAAGGAGAGAAAATAATATTCATAGATGTTTAGGTATTAAAATAACATGTAACAAAAACAAACCTTTATTTAGAATTGATAAAAATACAAATGAAATATTAGAAAAATATAATTCTATAGAATTAGCAGGCACTTGGGCATTTCAAAATGGATATACAAAAACAATACATAATGGTCGTAATTCTATAGGTAATTGTCTAAATGGGTTATCACAAATAGCTTACAAATTTAAATGGAAATATGAAGAAAATAATGAATTAGAAAATGAGATATGGAAACAGGTTGTTTTAGAAAATATAGATATGAAAAATAAACAATATTTTGTTTCTAATTTAGGAAGATTTAAAAATAGTTCTGGAACAATTATGAATAACTATAAAGTTAATGATAATGGCTACATAAGAGTTTATATACAGAATAAAACATATGCATTACATCGTTTAGTTGCTTTAACATTTATTGAAAATCCAGAAAGTAAAGAACAAGTAAATCATATAGACGGAAATAAATTAAATAATGCGATTACAAATTTAGAATGGAATACATGCTCCGAAAACATTTTACATAAATTTCAAATTGGTTTAGGAAATAATTTTACAAGAAAAATAATTCAGTATGATTTGCAAATGAATAAAATAAACGATTTTAAATCTATTATAGAAGCATCAAAGGATTTAAATATAGGAAAATCTAATATTAGAGGTGTGTTAACAAATTATAGAAAAACCGCAGGAGGATTTATTTTCAAGTATTTAGAATAATAAAAATTATAATATTTTTGTAGTATATAATGGTTTATTATTCAGGTGGACGCGCAGCTCGCAATGCTGCTTCAATTGTTAATCGAACAAACGTTTGTGGAGGTCCATCCAAAGCCGGACTTGCTCCTCGTGTTGGTTGGTTTTTATCGAGCAATACCATGTTGATTGGTGCTCCTCAAACTATCCCTCGTTTCTGTATCCCTAACAGGACAATCCAAGTCCAACAAACTGGATATCGTGCCACTCTTGGTCCTGGTTAATAATTTTATGTCTAAAATATTATACTTTTTTCTAAAATATTATACTTTGTAAAAATGATTTAATAACAAATTATTAAATTATTTAATTATTTAATAGCTAATGATTGTCAAAGTGGATGTCAGAGAGAGTGATTTATTGCAACAGATAAACCAGCTTATTATAAATGTGCCTATTTTTAAGAACATTGTTGTTAAAAGTGAAGTGCTACCGATTGGAGACATTATTATTGCAGATGACAAAGAGGATAAGTTAATTATAGAGAGAAAATCGGTGAGCGATTTATTGGCAAGCATTAAGGATGGTCGTTATGAAGAGCAATCATATAGGCTCAATGGTTCGGAATATCATAATCACAATATAGTTTATTTAATTGAAGGAGATGTAAATAAAGTTAATCGTTTTAAGTCTGAAAATGGTTTAGGTTCTGAAAAACTTACATTATATTCAGCAATGTTTTCTCTCAATTATTACAAGGGGTTTTCAGTATTTAGATCCTTTTCTTTAGGAGAAACTGCAACTATACTTTGTAATATGGCATATAAACTTGAAAAGAATGGTGATTCAAAGAATGCCTTTTATCAAAATACAACTTCTTTGACAAATTTAGAAGAAACAACAACAACAAGTCAACCAACAACAACAAGTCAATCCGAAATACAAGAAAAGGACTATGTTAGTGTGATTAAAAAAGTAAAGAAAGAAAATATTACACCAGAAAATATAGGTGAAATTATGTTGTGTCAAATACCAGGAATTAGTGCAATAACTGCTTTAACAATTATGGACCAATTTAAAACTCTTCCAAATTTGATAAAAGAATTGGAATTAAATAATGAATGCTTGAAAGATATATCTTCTACAAATGCAAAAGGACAAACCAGAAAAATAAATAAAACTAGTATCGCAAATATTGTAAAGTTTCTCTCGAAAAAATAAAAATATATAATATTATATGGAACAACAACAATGGATGAATTTATTTTTATTTTTTGCAATTCTTTTAGGAGCATATTACATAATTGTAAATTTTAATTTGGGTGATTTTTATAAGCAAAATACAACAATCAAAGAAGGTTTTTCTGCAACTGATTTAGATAGTATAAAAAACTTAAATGAGAAATTAAGAAATAAATTTGATTTAAAAAATAGTGAAAATCGTAAAAATACTGAAGATATTATTCTACAAATGGATGAATTACTTAAGTATACAATGTTACAATCAGTTGAGACATTAAATGGAAATTTATCAATCGAGATTACAGCAAAACAAAAACAGGATACAGAGAATCCAAATAATTCGGTAAAATATCCTGATACCATGAATTTATTTTTAAAAAATTCATTTAAAGAATTATCTGAATTATCTCAGGCTAGAGCAGTATTAAATAAAACCTTAGAATTTGTAGATAAACAACAATAAATTATTTCATTATATATATATATTTACCTAAAAACATATATATAATAATTTTAAGTGATAGCTATTGATACTTCATTGTCTTTATAATATCCTTGTTCTACTAATTTATCAGTATATGCAGCCCCACCCCAATTTGTATCCATAGGATTCGCACTTATAGGTGCTTTTTCTGACGCAATATCCATCATATCTTGTGGCGTTGTAGTGCCAATATAATAATCTGTTTGATCATGAGCCGGATAAGAGTTTGTATTATAAGGTGGATCATTTTGTGTGGCATCAACTAGTAAAGTTGGGTTAGTATAAGCTGGCATACCAGGTGTGCCTAAATTTGATTCTAGAATTACATCTCCATGCGAGCTGGCAATAGAAGGAGGCAACCCTGCCTGTGGCTCAAATACACTAGGTCTAGTTTTGTAAACTTTATTACCTTGCGCATCATATGTTTCTTGTAAGTATAAAACAGGACATCGTATTTTTTGACTTCTTTGCCAATCTAAAAACTCTGAATAATCTTCTAAATTATCAAATTCAATAGGATTTACTCCAGGCACTCGTGCTAATTTAGAATTGTATAAATAGAATTTAGAACCTTTTTGAATTAATAAATTAGGGCATCTTACGCCATTTTTTTCGTTTGGTTTAAATCCCTCTGAATAAGTATATGTTAAATCAGTTCCCTTTGCGTAAAAATATAAACCTATTAAAAATAATAAAATTAATAAAAAAGTTAGTAATGTCATTATATTATATAGGGATAAAATTGTAAGATAAAAATGTTATAATAATTTATTTTCTATTTAAATATAATATAATGGTTTTTATACATATTGATCAAAAAAATTGTATTAATTCAAAGTGTAATATGGTAAAAAAATTAGACTCTTATCTTGGTAATAAAAATACAAAAACATTTATATTAATTTTCATGGAAGGTTGTGGTCCATGTAATGCTACACGTCCAGAATGGTCTAAAATCAAAAATGTATTATCACGAAATTTATTAAATAGAAATGATATTGTAATTGCTGCAATTGATCACAAATCAGCTGAAAAACTTAAAAATATCAAGACTAAACCTGTCGGGTTTCCTACCATGAAGTTTATTACAAATGGAGGAATAACTTCTGAAAATTATGAAGATAGCAATATAATTAAAAAAGACCGCACAATTGACTCTTTTATAGAATGGATAAAATTAAAATGTGGTGAAAATAAAACGAATAAATATAATAAAACGAATAAATATAATAAAACGAATAAATATAATAAAACGAATAAATATAATAAAAC